AGCACGAATAGCCTCACTAAATCGCCCGTTCTCCCACGCTTGATCCCGAAGCTTTTTTAGATCCCGAATAGATTTGTCGATTGTTACCCCATATTTGGCCTGTGTCTCTAGACGCATCTCTTGCAGGCGTTCTGCTACCACTGGGCTTTTTAACAGCCGTACAGCGGACACCGAGGCGTTCTTGTAGCCTGCCTGCCGCGCTGCTTCTGTCTGTGTCATGTCCTTGTGCAAGTAATTGTTCAAGAACTCCTGCTGTATTGGCTTGAGCCTTTTGTATCCCGCAAGACGCATTTCTTTTGGCAAATCTTCTCCGACCTTTGGCATATTCAATCCTCTCTGTTCGTTCCCACTAAATGGTATACATTATCGTGGTGTTCGTCTGGGTAGTATATCACCCCTGACGGTGTTTCTTGAAGCCCTGCAAATTCTAGCATAAGTGAAATGATTTTATTTTCGTGTTGCTGATCCAAAGCATCATCGTAATCGCTTGGCCTACGCACCTCATCAATATCTTCCCACTGCACATACATCGAACACGGAAAGCAGATAGGGTTGCCGTTCAACTCAATCAGATTTCCTGCATCATGAAGCTTGCTGCATATCGAGCAAGAACTCAGTCCGTCTTGTTGCATGTTGCGCGTCTTTCTAACTTTCGTATATGGGGTAGGTTACACTACCTACCCATATATATATATATGTAACCATAGGAAACTTTGTAACCATAGGCCTTTTCAATGACTTACAACCAACTCTTAACTTACCTACAGAAGAAATCGGGGCAGGTAAGTAAACCGATTTCGTTAATATATTCAGTAACTTATTACTTACCTACGTTTTACTTACCTATAGGTAACTAGGTAAGTAGGTAAGTAAAAGTTAACCGAATTATGGTTAATGTGGTATTTATTTACCACACGGAGCCATGACCACAATACCCGCTTTCGGGTGCTTATTTTGCAACGCAGTATAGACTTCGTTCTTACGTCTATTTGCGCTGTACTTGCATTGATCATACGTTTGATAGGAACCCTGTGCCTTATCGACAAAGCACGGATTAACTGGATCGCCTCCACCATTAAACATGACGCAAGCAGCAACGATAAACTCATACATCCCACTTTGACCTTTTCACACTAGCTTTCCTACGCAACTGATCTTCTAGGCTAGCAGCCCAAGCCCTTTTAAGCCTATCCTTCACCGACTTTTGCGCTGGTGTTATAACATCTGTTCTAACATGAACTCTATGCTTTGCTGGCGCGACTTCCGGCAGACGCAACGCCGCAATAATATCTTCTCTTGATGGAACTCCCACTACACTCTCCTTGCTTCAATGCGAACAATTTCACTAGTTCCTGGCCTCATGTGAAGATCCACGTTCCAGTGGCACTTCACATCTGCTGTAGTAAGCCGAACAATTTCGCTCCCGTCCACCTCTACAACCCGTTTCTGCTGGTCAACAACATAGTTATACCGCTCGCTGCATTGACAGCCAAGCGATACATTCATCAACGCATCGACCTTTTCCTTGATCCGATCAAGCGCAACGTCCTCGTCCATCAGGAACCGCAACTCTTTTAGACCCCAATACATTCTATTTTGCTCAGACACTTTAGCCTCCTATGAAAGATGCCAAGCCCCTTTTAGGAGACTTGGCATTTGATTGTTACGCAACATTTGCTTCATCTTCAGCGTTATCCCTCAAGATATGAACCATTTCTTCCAACGGCGTTAGATCTAAACCTACATGATCCACGCAGCCACGGTAACGATTAATCCAAGCTGCCAATGCTACACCTGCTTGTCTACGCAATTCATGCTGGGCATCCTCATCTTCTGGATCAAACCGCATATACCCACCGCCATCTTTCCTGCTTGAAACAGGCGAAATATAAGCTGGATATTCTTTTACCGTAATGGATGTTACTTCACTGTCAACCATTTCGCTTTTAGCAACGATACGCAGCCCACTAGCCATGCTCCTCGCCATTTCAATACGATACTGCCTAGCAGCCTCTACATCATCAATGCCGTAGAACGCATCATATGCTTCATGTTCTGGTTGACCAGCAAGCCAGTCAACAAACTCTGACGGAACGAACATATTCGCGCCAGTAACATTCAGATAATCATCAATGATTTTCTGTTTTGTCTTCTTACTAAAATAAGCCATTTTGAACTCCCTTCGTTAGCTTACAATAAAACGAACAATTTTACGGTTTGCCAAGACAATCCATGCCTAAAGTAACCTTTACACACCATTACCGCCTTGCCAGAACTGAACCGACCCTACCCAACCGGAACGGAACGCACCTCAACACACCGGAACCGCCAAAACCTACCCTACCGCGCCAGACCGTAACTCTCCATTACACACCAAACCAGAACCGCCTCGACTTGAAGAGCCTTTACTCAACTCACCTCGCCCCGCCCCGCCTAAACTTACCCGACAGCGCCAAACCGTGCCTCAACCGTCATACCTTAACCCGCCTTTCCATTACATACCTCAACCGCCATGACACGCCTCGCCTGACCTCTCCCAACCTAAACTCGAAAGACCATAACCGCCTTATCTGACCCGAACTCACCTCGACACAACGTAACCAACCCGACCCCGCCTTAACCGCCTTAACCGGACACGCCTCGCCGTCCTCACCGGAACTCATCTCAACGGACCTCAACCGCCTCGTCATACCAGACCTACCCATACATAACCGCGACCCGCGAAAGGAAGCGGCTCCCGCCGCTCCCAATCAATTTCTTTACGCCGCACGGCGCAATCTTTCTTCTTGCAAGAACTCCATCAACTCAGCCGTTTGATCGTCAAAGCACTCAGGCTCATTCATAGCTGCCTCTTGGATATCGCGCCCTTCTTGCGTGATCTCATCCCAGATTTCTTGCATATCGCCCATGTCCTCTGAACCTGCAACAGAGAATGTGCCATAACCGCCTCGACCCTTTTCCTGACGGAAATCGCCAATGCCTACGATTTGCCCTGCATTTTGCAACAAAGACACAATCGAATGTGACGATAGTGTAGGCGTTACAAACCTGATCTCTACTTCTGCACACCAGTTAGGCAGAAATGCACGAGTACGAACATCAGGCGTTTTATTCATATCAGCGGAACGCACAATATCCATTTTCATGTAGGGCTTGCCCCAAATCTGAATGTGGCTTTCTGGCAGAAAAATAAGCCGTTGCACACTGGACTTTGTGATACCCGCTGTTTCCAGAGCAGCCGTAGACATTGCGCCTTTTACACCAGCCGCAGGAAAACAAAGATATGTGTCACCTGTAGACTTTTTATACACGCTATCACGAAACTCTTGTTCTGGATTGTGCTTGATATCCTTCTTTTGAGCAGCGGTTTTCTTACCGCCGCCAACAAGCAGATCACGCCAAGCCTTTGCACCCATACTATTAAAGTACATTGGCGTTTGGCCAATCATCCGCAGTTTAATACGACCTTGCTTTAGAGCATGGATTTCCATAGTAGTATTTTGTGTTTTTACTGGCATTGTTACCTCCTTACCATTAACACGTTTTAAAATTCTGGATGGTAAACTGCACCATCCATGTAGGCTTTATTTAATTGAGACCAACGCAACTCTAGGGCAGTGGCGTCTTTGCCTTCCCACTTTGCATCGTTGATCTCACTTGCTACCCGCATCATTTCTGCGGTTAGACTTACCAGACGAGTATCACTATCAGCGTCTGGATAAGCTGGTTCGATTAATTCAAACATTGTCACCTCCTTTGTTAAGACATATACAATTAAGCAATGATTGCAACCATTGTCAACAAAAAAAATCATGCAGCAGAAAAACTATATCTTTTATAGTGATCTTTTACTGCATCGTGCCTTGCGTCAAACAAGTAGCTTTTGTCCAACCCAAAATCATCGTAGCCACGCAAAATGCTATTAAAGTAGTTATTCGATGGCGCACTGATACCATTATTATTCATGCGGTACGTCAGCATTCCATTGATGAACACCCTGCGGTATAAACCACCGC